GTCCTACGTTTAATGCGTTGGCGTTTGATCAGCCGACGCTCGAGAAGCCTGGACCGTTGATGGCCAAGACTTTTCAGTTTGGCGGATTGGTTAAGGCAATGAAGGGGATGGGAAAGAAGGGTGCGCCGGACCCTGCCCAGCTTATGCCCCCTAGTGCAGCGCGAGGCGCCGAGGAAGCGGCAGTTGCTTCGCCGAGCATCATAAAAGACGAGGGCGGGAACTGGATGGTGGGGGGAGTTAAAGCTCCAGAAGACTTTGTCATGCCCCTTTACAAAGCAGAGAATTTAGACAACCCAGAGAAGGCTAAATCCCTGAACAAGTGGATTGACAAGAAGCTGACGCCTTACATTAAAAATAAGATGGCGACACCGAGTGACCCACTACGCAAGTTAGCAGAAGAAGAAGGCATATTGCCTTTCCCTATGCCCTCTCCCCTAGAGGCCACGCTTATTCAGGACCGGGCAGCTATGAATCGCACGGTGGTAAAGGGAGTGGATCAAAGCGCGCCTGTTTCTACAACACCCACGGGACAGGCCTGGGAGAACAGGGCAGACTCCGCAATCGAGGTGGGACCATATAACGAGATGATTCCGCGTTCACTTTTAAATGATCCAAATCAAAGGCCCGGTCAAGTTCTTAGCGCATTTGGCGGGGACTTTGCAGTGCAAAACCCAACTGCTAAGGTAAGCGGCATGAATACAGGACGCGGCCCCTCTGACTTAGGCTTTGACCATGTTATTGATGTACTTCAAGAAAACATGACAACGGGGCGCTTGAGCGCGGACAGTCTTAGAGGTCTGAGCATGGAAGATGCTGTGCGCCTCACGCATCAGTATGACCAGGACATGGCTAAGAAAATGGCAGAGGCCAGTATCCAGTCACTCAAGGGCGTGCCTGTTTACAAGCAGTATCCAGAGCAGGGATTTAGGTGGATGCAGTTGGACAAGCCCGGCTACTTTGCCGCGGAGTCTGATGCCATGGGACATTCCGTACGCGGATACGAGCCTCCTGTAGGACACCCCGACTGGACACCTCAATCAGGGAACAAGGGAAATCTCTCCTATGGTAGTTATGGTGGATGGGAAGCAATCAAGAGCGGGGACGTAAAGGTTTACTCGTTGGCTGACGATCTTGGAAAAAGATACACAACAATAGAAACGGTTCCGGGCACTCACCCGTTAGGGACAACGGCCCGGGGCAATGACTTCCCGGATCAGATACGTTATGGGGGAGTGGCATCTTCCTCGGGAGAAACTATTCCCGAAGAAACGTTACAAGAAATCTACGCTTTGGGCAAGAAGATGTATTTTGAAAACCCAAATGCTTTTGCAGAAAACAGACTATTGTCGGGAGCCCCTGCCCCTAGTCCCATGGACAGTTTCCAAAAAGCGGCAGATATGGTTCTGGGCAAGAGACCCCCTAGCATCAATCAGATTAAAGGCCAGGTTAATGGCTACATAGCAGAAGACGCGCAGCCCTTTGTGCAGGACTTCCTGAACAGCGGCAATTGGTCAACAGTTAACGATTTGCATTTGGCAAAGCTGAAGGACCTTAGAGATAGCCCGGAGGTAGAGAAGTATATTAAGAGCAATCAGTTGGACAACCGCCGCTTCCTTACTGAAGCTGAGTACAACAAATACGAAAATGATTTTTTAAGAGGCGAACTCAAAGGACAACTAGGCGGGTTTGACCCGTTAGCCCCTGCCCAGCCGGAGGGCATGGCCAAAGGCGGCGCGGCCCTCAAAGGCACCAAAGCGGTTGACGAGGCGGGCAAGCCCGTCCTTGCTTATCGCGGCGAGTATGGTCCGGGTAGTAGCCTGTCCACACAGCAGGGCTCCTTGAGCTACGGCACAAAAGACGCGGCCAACCTGTATGCCACGAACCCGAACACGGGCGCGGCGGTAGACGCGGCAAAAGTGTTTCCGTCTTATCTCAGCATTCGCAAGCCCTTGATGAATGACCCGACCGACCCTTTCATTGATCTTGGCGTTCTTCGCAAGGCATTGGGGGAGGCAGAATTTTCTCGAGTGGTGAAGAACAATTCGGGATTGATTGAGAGGACTGGCGCGTTTGACCGCTTGGCCACTGAGCGCGGCTACACCTCTGTTGCTGACGTGATGAAGAAGGACCCCAAGGCACTCAACAGCCTGTATGTGGACATCTACCCAATCCTTGACGATGCGCAGGCCGTCAAGACTTTGCAAAAGCGCGGCTATGACGGCGCAATCTACGGCGGCTCAGGGGCCACGGCTCGAGAGCCAGAGTACCGCGTGTTCGGTGCGTCGCAGGCAGTGTCTCCTTACGGCATGCAGCCCATGGCCCCTCGCACAGCAAGGCAGCAATTCTCTGATGTTGTGCGCAGCATGGACATCAGCCCAACGGACGCATTGGAGTTTCTTGGCAAAGCGGGCGGCGCTGCTGCAATGGCCTTGTCCCCGTCTACTACGAATAAAGGTGAAGCAGAAGAACTTGCTCGTCGCCGTGCCATGCCTCCCACCATCACGCCCACCAAAGCATATAAAGATGGCGGCGAGGCGGATAAGAAGGACTCGGAACTCACCGGCATTAACCGTGTAACCGACTTCATAGCGCAACGTCTACCTGCTTCGAGTTTTCCCACGTCTGCTCGAACCTTCTTGGAGACTGTGCAAGGAAAGCGCGAGCCCATAACAGAGGGCAATTTTCCCCCCGAAGAGCTGGCCACGATGCGGGAGATAATCGCGCTAAAGGGCGGGGACAAAGGCGATATTCAGTATGGCGACTACCAGGCACTGGCAAAGGTAATGCGCGCGCGTGGGCAAATCCCTGCATCAACAACGCCTAGTTTGTTTTCCATGTCGGATTCACTGGGCAATGTGCAGACGACGCTGGGCCGGTTCAAGTATGGCCGGGACGCCAAGGGCAATTTGGTTGTGCAAGACACATACGATTTCAACCCTCCACGAGACCCCAACAGCATGCAAGAGCAGCGCACGGCTGAGTATGGCGCGATGGGCCCATACAGTCTGATTCGTGAATATGCAGGGGAGAAGGTTCCTCCTGGACGTGGGCGAGAGATCAACATTAATCTTGGCAAGCCTGTCAAACGCGCGGAGGGTTCCCCCGCCAGCGGAGAACGGCTCACGCCTCAACAGATCGAACGGTTGGCCGCTGACGAGGTCGAGCTAAACAGGTACCAACCTGTGATGAACACAAACATTCAACGCCAGGGACAGAAGTCTAGAGCCTTGGCACAAAGTCGTGACGTAAATCAATTGCCTGATCCACAGACATACGCCTTTATTGAAAGCGCGTTGTTTGGCACACCGCCCGATGAAGTGGCCAATAAATTTAGCGTCTTTCATCCCAAACGCAAAGAAATTCTTGGCAGAGCCGAGCAGGGCTTTGTCACAGGCAACGCCGCATTGATTGGCCCTGCTGCAAGGCTGATCAAGGAAGTTGGCACGCCAGTGGCGAAATACCTTGGCAAGGAAGCTGCCCGTCAAGTCGAGCGCGGCATGTTCAACGAAGGGCCACTGCGCGGCATCACTCCACAGCCAGCCTTTGCTGTCCGCCCCGAAGGCGGCGGCACGACGTTCACCGGCGTGCAGTCAACTGGAAAGAGCAACGCCCCTATCTCTAAATTAGATAAGATAATTGAGGGCGGAGCCAACCCCGGCATTGCAGGCTTGTCCAACGAGATGGGCGACGCCATTGAGAACTTCTGGCGTTCCAAAGGGCAGAACTACCTCACTCGCCAGTACGGCACACCAAGTGACCCAATATTTAAGCAGATCATCAGTGGCCAACTGCGTACCCCTGCTCTACAAAAGCAGATTCCTGACTATGCGATAGAGCAGACCAAAGTAGGCAAGACCAGGGTTGATCCAGTAACTGGGGAGACAAGGTTCTACCCCAAGTACCCACAGGCGTTGGAAGACTTGACGCGTCGCTATGACGAAATGACAGGCCTCAAAGGCGTCGCCTTTAACGTGAAAGAACCGATCTTTGATCCGGCCTATCCGTCTACCATGGGCGACCGTGGCCGACAACTCCAAGCTCAATTAACTGAGGACGTAACCGAGAAGATGGTGGCAGGCGGGATGAATCCTAATTTAGTCAATCCCAACGTAACCTTAACGGGGCCGCGCGGAGAGGGGGACATGTCCCTGATCAACTACATACCAGGCGAGTACAAGGAACTGTACAACCTGTATAAGCAGCCCCCCGAAGAATCAAACATGATTAATCGCATATACAAGGAACTCGGTATAGGCGAAACCAAAGTACCGGGTGTTGTGCCTGAGAATATCAAGAGAGCGATTGAGACGAGTGAGCCAATTTACGATATCGAAAGGAAGTTCAATAGTGCCCTTGAAGACTTGCTGGCACCCAAAAACATCAACAACTATTTAACGACCCTGTCTCCCGCAGAAATCACCAAAATGCGCTTTGAGGATGTGGTCAAGAACTCCGCCAAGTACAACTTGGACATGTTCAACACACAGAATCTGGTTGAAGCCATTAGAAGTGGCAAACGTATTCCAGAAAAAACCTGGATGCAGGGCCTGAGCGAGCCGCTGATGACCTTTGAAAAAGAAGGAAAGAAGTACACTTGGCACCGCATCCTTGACAACGAAGCCACTGCAATCGAAGGCGCATACCTTGGCCATTCTGTTGGCGGATATGCTAAAGGAGGCAACTATGGAGCTAAAGAATACCGTCTCTTCAAGGAAGGGGCAAAAGAGGTTTACACCTTGCGCGACACAAGAGGCCGGCCTTTTACAACAGTCGAAGCGGAAAAAACACACTTAGGACCATTAGGCCGCATACTGTCCTATGATGATGTTCAACGGGCAAAAGCCGAAGGCCGTGACTTAGGGCCTGTAGTAACCGTCCTAAGACAGACCAAGGGCAATGGAGCCAAGACAGGCAACGTCGCACCCAAGGATGTGGACGATGGGGTCTTGACGTTCATAAAAGATTACATCAAACCAGATAAGTTTACCGAACAGGACCAATTCCTGACACCTAAGCTGGAACAATATAAGATTGACTTGTCTGGACGTCCTCGTCCATAAGAAAGAAAACCCATGCCCATAGACAAAGCAGTAAATCAAGCCCCTCAGTTGGACATCATCCTTGATCAGGAAGAGATGCCCGACATCGAGATCGTGTTGGAAGAAGATGGCAGTGCTGTCATCAACATGAGTGAAGACGACGCCGATGAAGTTGACTTCTACGCCAACCTGGCCGAGGTCATTGATGAGGACGACTTGAGCCAGATCGCCATGGATGTCGGCGCGATGTTCGAGGCTGACAAGTCTTCACGCTCTGACTGGGAGCAGATGTACTCCAAGGGCATGGACCTGCTTGGCCTGAAGATTGAAGAACGTACCAAGCCTTTCAGGGGCGCGTCGGGCGCGACCCATCCTATGTTGACCGAGGCCATCGTGCAGTTCCAGGCACAGGCATTCAAGGAACTGATGCCGGCTGGCGGCCCTGTTCGCACGCAAGTCATCGGCCGTGAGACGGTAGAAAAGACCCAACAAGCCTCCCGCGTGCAAGATTTCATGAACTACCAGATCACTTCGGTGATGGAAGAGTACACACCTGAGTTTGATCAGTTGCTTTTCTACACTGGATACGGCGGTTCCTCGTTCAAGAAGGTGTACTACGACCGCCAATTGGGCCGCATGGTCTCCAAATTGTGCTTGGCCGACGATGTTTACATCCCGTACAACGGCTCAAGCGTCATGAGCCAGTGTCCACGGATCACGCACCGCATTGCAATGGACTCTAACGAGTTTAGAAAGCGCATTGTGGCCGGCGAATACTTGGATGTGGACGTTGAATCGCAGACTATGCTGCCCGACACCACGCAAATTCAAGAAGCCGTGGACAAAGTTACGGGTGTGCAACCCACTGACGACGTCGAAGAAGTGTTTTTGTTGGAAATGCAAGTGGATTTGGACATCCCAGGCTTTGAAGACAAGGGCGAAGACGGCGAAGACACCAAAATCCGCTTACCCTACGTTGTCACCATGTTGGAAGACAGCCTGAAAGTGGTCGGCGTACGTAGAAACTGGAGCGAAGACGACGAACTGAAGGTGCGCAAAGACTATTTTGTGCATTACGTGCTGGTCGAAGGCCTTGGCGCGTACGGCATGGGCTTTGTTCACATGGTTGGTGGCTTGTCCAAGGGCGCAACCAGTGCTCTGCGCCAGCTTCTTGACGCGGGAACGCTCTCAAACCTGCCCGCAGGCTTCAAGGCCAAGGGCGCGCGGATCGCGGACAACGACAGTCCTATCCAACCAGGCGAATGGCGAGATATTGACGCTGGTGGCGCTGAACTCCAGGCCTCTTTGTTGCCATTGCCGTACAAAGAACCCAGCCAAGCCTTGTTTGCATTGCTTGGATTCTTGGTTGACGCGGGCAAACGCCTGGCCAGCACTGCGGATATGCAGGTTGGCGACGCAAACCAGAACGCGCAGGTTGGAACAACCCTTGCATTGCTTGAGCGTGGCTCGATTGTCATGTCGGCAATCCACAAACGCCTGCACTATGCCCAAGGTCTTGAGTTCAAGATGCTGGCCAAGGGCTTTGGCGAGTACATGCCGGACAACTATCCGTACGATGTACCGGGTGGCGCGCGCTCGATCAAGAGGAAGGACTTTAACAACATGGTGGCGGTGCTGCCTGTTGCTGACCCCAACATCTTTAGCTCTGCCCAGCGCATTACCTTGGCCCAAACGCAGTTGCAGATGGCCCAAAGCGCGCCTCAGATGCACGATATGTACGAAGCGTACTATCGCGTGTACGCTGCGCTCAACGTCAGGGACATCGACGGCATCTTGTTGCCGCAAAACACCCAGATGCCCAAGGACCCGGCCAGTGAAAACAGCGACGTGCTCAACAACATGCGTTTAAAAGCCTTTGCTGGCCAGCAGCATGACGCGCACATTGCCGGTCACCTGATGATGGGCCTGTCTCCTATCCTCCAGGCCAACCCCATGGCGGCAACGGCACTGCAAAAGCACATCCTGGACCACGTGAGACTCAAAGCGGAGGAAGCAGTGGAGGCAGAACTGTTCCAGAGCTACGGCACGGACCCGGACGGCATCGTCTCTCCTATCCAAAAGGAAGGCATGGTGGCATTGAAGATTGCTTTGTTCATGCAAGAGGTTCGGGACATGCAAAACCAGTTGTCCGGAGAGCAGGGCGACCCACTTGTCGATCTCAAGAAGCAGGAACTGCAACAGCGCGCCGACAACGACAACAAGAAACTTGCGTTGGATCAACAGAAACTTGCACTCGACCAACAAAAGATTGCGCAGAATGCTCAGGCACAGCAAAATCGTGTAAAGTCACAAGAGAACATTGCGCAACTGCGAGCCGGCGTGGCCCGAGAGCGCATGAACGCCACACAAAACACACCACCCGCTCAAGGAGGCCGAAATGCCGCTTAAAAAAGGCTCAAGCCGCAAGACAGTAAGCTCCAACATTGGAGAGATGGTGGGCGCATACAAGCAAAAAGGAAAGATTGGAACCAGCAAGCCGAAGAACAAGTCCGCAGCGGTGAAACAGGCCGTCGCGATTGCTTTGTCTACTGCGGGTAAATCCAACAGGTCTAGCAAACCGAAGGAGGCCAAGAAGGGTGGCGCTTTCATGGTCGTAAAGAAGAAAGACGGCAACCGTCCGGTTGAGATATACTGAGACGTAAGCACTTGCCACCGGGTGGGGCCTTGTACCACCTGCTTTTCATGGAAATACCATGCTCGAATTTGCAGAATCTGTTGTCAAAGAATTAAGAAAGCTCCGAGAAGACTCGGAGGCTATCATTTTGAATGGCACCATCACCGATATAGAGCGTTATCGCTTCATGATGGGTCGCCTCGAAGGATTGAAATTTGCCGAAGAAGTTGTTCGTGATCTTTTATCGCGAAGGACTACCGATGATTTTTAACCACAGAGGAGATGCCCATGGAAGTTGAAGAGAACATGACTGCTTTAGAGCGCAAGTGGCGCGAAGAGGCAGATGCAAAAGGCCCTTGCCTTGATGATGCGTATACGGAAGACGGGTTTAACCCTGAGAAGCTTGAACAAGCTGTCCGAGACCGCATCCCTACCCCCACAGGCTGGCGCATCGCCGTCTTGCCCTATCGTGGCGCGGAAAAGACCAAAGGCGGCATCGTCTTGGCCGAAGAAACCCAGAAGAAAACCCAACTTGCAACCAACTGTGGCTACGTCTTGAAGACGGGAGCCTTGGCCTATGCGGATCAGTCAAAGTTCCCCAATGGAGCCTGGTGCAAGGAAGGTGACTGGATTATTTTTGGTCGATACGCAGGCTCTCGCATCCAGATTGATGGTGGAGAAATCCGAATTCTCAACGACGACGAAATCATTGGGGTTGTAAACAGCCCTGAAGATATTCTGCACATGTAAGGAGCTATCATGAATGAGCAACAAGAGTTGGAATTTAAGTTGGGTGAAGGCGAAGAGCCTGTAGACATTGACATGGGCGAAGATGGCCAGTCACCCAAAGTACAGGAGCAGGACCAGGCCCCCAATGTAGAGCAGATCCACAACGAGTCTGAAAAGCCTGACAGTGAGCTCAACCAGTACAGCGAGAGCGTCAAAAAACGCATCGACAAACTGACCGCTCGCCTGCGCGAGACACAACGCCGGGAAGAGGCTGCTATTGCCTACGCCAAGGGCGTGCAAGAGCAAGCGCAGAAGATGCAACAGCGGATGTTCCACACTGACGAGGAACGTTTGCACGAAGCCAAGGGCCGCATTGAGACCCAGGTTGTGGCTTTGAAGCAAATCATTCGCAAAGCGCGCGAAGAGGGCGACATCGACACTGAGACCGAAGCCAATCAGCGCATGACCGACTTGATTTACGAGCAGCGCCAGGTGGCCGAAGAGAATCAGCGCCGCGAAGCTTATGTAAAGCAGCAACAGGGCCAACCTGTCCAGCAAGCGCAGCCTCAGTACCAACAACAGCCTCAACAACCCCAGTACCAGCAACCCGCTCAGATAGACCCGAAGCTGGAAGACTGGATGGAGAAGAACTCATGGTATGGTCAGGACACGGTCATGACCAATACCGCCTGGGGCATCCACAAGCAACTCGTTATCAACGAGGGATTTGACGGATCGTCAGATGAGTATTATGATGAGCTCGATAAACGCATGAGAAGCACTTATCCACGGAAATTTTCTCCTCAAGCGCAAAACAACAGTACCACCAGAAACGTGCAATCGGTGGCTCCTGCAACCCGTTCATCGGGAGTGAATAGTTCAGCACGCCGCACTGTGAGGCTCTCACCGAGTCAAGTTGCGATGGCCA